TCTTGCATATATGCCAATGTTGGCACCTATGTCTATCATAACTCTCTTTCGTGGTATATTATGGTAGACATAATGCCTATAACGATATTGATAATGCACATCAATAACTTCCTGCAGCCGTGTGCTAAAGAAACCTTCTGCCGGTTCTGCAGAATGCCACAGAGAATTGACTTTATACATATGATCCTTGTTTATATTTCTGTATAGGTTAAATTATACATATATAACTATTTAACTCAAATGAACATCAGCCTTTTTAATAATTTTGGTGCACTAAACAGTCGGCCTGTGTTTGCTGCTGTTCAGCAAGGCCTGGAGAAACTGGGATTTCAGACAAGTATCCATGACATGACTGCAGATGTTGCTGTAATATGGAGCGTTGTATGGGCTGGACGTATGAAGCAAAATCAAGCAGTTTGGCAAACGTTTAGAGCAGCCGGCAAGCCAGTTATTGTATTAGAAGTAGGTATGTTGCATAGGGGGCATACTTGGAAGGTGGGGCTCAATGGAACTGGCAATCAGTCTTATAGTAAACAGGATCTTGATCCCACAAGACCTCAACAGTTAAATCTCTCAGTAGATGCCTGGCGCAACACTGGCGAAGATGTTGTGATAGCTGTGCAAAGATACGATAGCGAACAGTGGGCTGGACAACCATCAACCGAGTCGTGGTTAAAACAAACAGTCGCTACGCTAAGACAGCATACTGATCGTTCAATAGTGATACGCAGTCATCCCAGGCAAGAAGTAGTGGTATTGCCTGGATGTTTAGTAGATCGTCCAATGCATATATCCAATACCTACGACGATTACGACTTTGATAAAACCCTAAGACATGCGTGGGCTGTGGTAAATTGGAACAGCGGACCCGGAAGCCAAGCCATTATGTCCGGAGTTCCTGCATTTGTAGGGCCAGACAGTATTGCTGCACCTGTGGCAAACTTGGACTTGTCGCAAATAGAAACCCCCAACAAGCCCAATCGAGCTCAATGGCTTGTTGAGGTTTCCCACAGTGAATGGACTGTGGATGAAATAGCAGCAGGACTGCCTATTGCAAGACTACTTGGCAAACCCAACTGATTCGCGTTCGATATCGTCGTGATCAAACTCAGCCCAGTACAACTCAAATGCCACTGTGTCTTCGACTGCTTCGAACTGATGATATTCGCCTGGAGCAACTTTTGTAAATTGTCCTGCTGTTAAGATCGTTTCGTCAACCAAGTCATAGTTGTTTTTCCAAACACGAATAATCAGTTTACCAGATTCAACAAAGAATCCATTCCACTTGTATCTATGTCGATGTTTACTGCAAGTGCCGCCTGCGTTGGCTTCAATACGATGAAACTCCAGCACGCCGTTTGCTTCCAGGAGTTCGGTCTGTCCCCATACTTTTCCTGCTATCATATAATTATATCCTTTAGTGATTTCGAAAACTCATTAGACTTTTATCTACCCAGGGCAATACTAAATCTTGCTGTTTAAGAAATCCGTTACGTTGAATTGATTTTGCTGCCGATTCAGGCAACAAATTTTTATCACATAAATCATACCAACTGGTTGTTCTTGGATCCATTGGTTTGTGCTCGCTTTTATAAACAACAGCATGAAGCCATGGGTCAGTTGGATTCTTTAAGAAAAATCCATTGGCACAGTCAAATCCGGATACAGCTAAAGTATGTATTAAAGATACCATAGTCCAGTTGTAGTAGCAATAGTCCAGTTGATCAAACGCTTGTGTGTTGAATTCTAAGTTAGTTGTCTGCGGAAGTATTAAAACTAACATACCACCTTCTGCAACAACTTCTCTCCAGTTAGACAAGGTTGCAAACGGATTAATTACATACTGAAATGCATTGTGACACCAGACAATATCATACTTCCTCTTGTGAGATACAATTGGAATTTCAAAATCTTGTTTTTGATATTGTATGTTAGGATATCGATAAGCCATGGGTAATTCTGGCATAGTGTCCACGCCTATACATTTGATGTTGAGAGGCTGAGGGTTACTGTCTCGGGTGGTTCGTGTTGCCCACCACTCGAGGTCTAACCCAGATCCGCAACCCATATCAAGTACAGTAGCAATACTTTCCATAAAACTGTCGTGTTCGTAGAACCAGTTTAGTGTCTGTAAACTATGCTCGTGACTTTGTTGCGGGGTAGCAAATGTCATACCTGTACATCCTCCATCCCTGCTGTACGCAGACGTACTATGTGTCCGCTCATCCATTGCTTAGATTCAAGACCTTTCATAATACCCAACCATTTATTGCGTAATAGTGCTACTTCATTAATGATAGTTTCAAAGTCAATAACTTCATCTTCGCCATCGACGTATTTTTCAGCATCTCTACTGGTCAATGCTCGTGCATAACCTTCTAAGTATTTTTGAAAATGCCTACGTCGTATTTTTCTTAGCTGTATGTTAAGGAAGTTGAGCACCGCTTCAATCTCTTGTAGCTGATTAAAACGATGCTCAGTGATACCTGGTAGTTCTTTGATGTTGATTTCGACATATCCGCCAATACGAACATCACGCTTGGCATCCGCAAGTTCATTTTCATAATGAGCTATGAAATCAGGGATGTTGGCCAAACTGGATACTACGCGATTATACCACATAATTAATAATCTTCTTCATCCTCGTCGTCATCTTCATCGTTATAGTCATCGTCGTCATCAATTTCTTCCTCGTCGTCGTGATCATCAAGGTAACCTTGCAGGGCTTTTTTAACTTCTGCATCACCTCTAAATGAGTCGCGAATATCATCTGCATTAAAATTACTATCAACAAGTAAATTGACCAGAGCATCAGCTGCTTCTGTTCTGTCTAACGGACCAATGTAACGTTTAAGTTCTTCCCATACTGCTTGTGCTAAATCTACCGACATTTATTCCTCTCCTTCTGTTTCAACGTCAACGGTACTTACCTCGCTTTTCTGATTAGCAAAATCTTGCATGACGGTATCTAAGCATCCGCCTTCGTTGTTTTCCCACGCCTTGCGGAACTGCTTAATAACTTCTCCGTCCGGTGTAGTGAATGCCAATCTGTTGCCATCCTTCTTCAGGAGGCCACGCTTTTCGGCCAAGTCTACTAAGCCGCTGTAAGGGTTCATGCCTGTCTCGTACGGGATCTTGACCTGGACGCCTTCAAAAGGTTTAGCATAGCGTGTCTTCATAACTTTGCAAGCGGCTCGAATACCCATAACGTCAGAGATCTTGTTTCCATCCTCGTCCTCTTTCAACTTCAGCTTCTTCATAGCAATAACAATGCTGCTTGCATAGATAAAGCCTTGTCCACCTGAGATTTTATCATCAGGGTCAAACATGTCTTGACTTGCGTATGTGTGGTTAGTACATACCATACCCACGTTGTAACTACCAAACATATTGACACAATTGCGTACAAGTGCTGTTAGGGCTTTAGGTTTACGACCTAAATCACCTTTCATTTCGCCTGCTTCAAACTGGTTAACATCAGTTGGAGTTAGCAACATACCTAAGCTGTCAATAACAAACAAGACCTTAGGACGCTCTCCATCTGGCAATGCTTTATAGTCACTCATAAAGGTAGCGATAGTTTTTGCTACGTCATCGATCATGGCCATTGATAGCTTGAGAAGTTTGTCAGGGCTGGTGTCTACACCTAATGCTTGCATCCAAGATTCATCAAGTGCATTTTCGCTGTCAACTAACACAACAAAGATACCTTGAGCTTGTGCGTTTTTGATAATGTTGCCGGAACAGAAATAACTCTTACCTGCACCTGATTCACCGGCAAACACAGTTACTTTACCAAGAGGAACACCTTTGTTAAAGTCTCCAGAGATAAGATAGTTTAATGCATAGTTTCCTGTGCTGATCCAATCAGTAGGATCGTTGAACCCGATAGATAATCCATCGATGCTTTTAGTAATTTCCTTGCGGAACTTTGATACGTCAAATGGTTTTGCCATGTTATGTGCCTTAATAAGTTAATGTATTTTACTACTTTTGTTTACTGATGTCTATGTTTAGTTATCCGTATGTCCAAGTAATTTCGTTAGCATTTCACCGCTAAAATAATAATGGTAATTATGCGCTATTGTATCTCTTTCAAGTTGATACAAATCATGTTTATCTGCTGTTGACAAATTTTTAAACTTTGAAATCATCCCTAATAACTCAATCAATCTAACAACTGGGTTAGTAACAGAGTCAAATCTATAATCAAACAGATTACGATAAGGTTTCAAACCATATTGCTGTTCTAAGCATCTGTGCCAACCAGGTTGTGCATACGCTAAGAACAATCCTTTAGTTACTACGCTATATAAAGCCTTTTCAGTTATATACGGTACAGAGCTGGTTGCAACCGACTCGCTTACTATATTCAAAAAACTACTGGTTAAAATATTTTCCAACGTGTGTATATTTTGATCATGGCGGTCTCGCTCGTGGCCAAATCCGCTGACTGTTTGAAAAAACTGTTCGCTATCGTCTGTGATAAAAAATTTACGGTAAACTCTGTCTTTCTCATTGACATAGGATTGTATATGTCCATCAATCATCTCAGTTGAAAATGAAAAATTCTTACTAACTGATTTTGGGTCAAACCACCCTCGTTGGCGTAGTGCTGCTACTAATAGTTGTCTTGATACATGACCAATGCCATTGAAACTACATATAAAATGTTCCTGACTTCTGACAGGAAAGTCTTTGTAGTCAATAAACGACTTAAAGTTTTTTACAGCAAAGTCAGTTAGCTCAAACTGAAAAGTTAAATTAGGGTAGTTTATTTTTACCTGCTCTGGTAAAAATTGATGATACTTTACCACCATAGATTGACCTTGTGTTGCAGCATACTGATCAACGGCTGTAACCAATGGATTTTTGTAGTTTGAATCGAATCCGTTGAGATGGTCATACAAGAATATACCAGCAGGAGGTGTGTGTAATTTTAATAAAGCATCGATGCTATTCTGACTATCAACTATAAAAAACATTATGGTATACGCCTATTGCCGTAGTATCGTCCTGAATCAGGTATGTCTTTGGTTACAACACTATCTATAATAAATTCAATGTTGCTACCAATAGTAATACGATCTTTGATAAGACTACCTACTCCGAAACTAATGTTGTCACCTGTGGTTACACTACCACAAATAATTGTGCTTGGCGCCAAAAAGTTATTTCTACCAAGTCGGCATCCGTGTGCTACATTAGAGTACGAAGTTACAACAGAGAAATCCCCAACTGTTGAATTAAATGATATGTTGGCAAGACTTCCTATCCAGCAACCCTGTCCAAGAGATCTGTTATCTTCAACTACTGCACTTGGATGCACATAGGTTGGCCAACGATATTGGTTAATTCGATCCACTGTTAATATTCGTTGCTTGTTAATGTAGTTTTGGAATCCAATCACACATTGAGCCTGATCAGGAATCTTGTCCCACTCGTTATACTCCAAGGCAATGATATTAGTTACATTTTCTCGTTCAAGACAAAAGCGGCATTCGTCTGCCACTACTCCTGTACCTATCAGGTATAATACACTTGTAGGATCATAGTTCAATAACATTTTGGTATAGTGCTTCCACTGAACGAGTTTTTTTGTTAGTTAATGTAAGAGGCAAATCTTTGACAAAGAAGATATTACCTGGATTGCAACTTTTAAGATTTAAGTCGTTAACAACATATTCGTTGATTTCATGTTTGTTATAATTTGTATCTGTGCCTGTATGTACAAATATCAAAGGTTTATCTTGTACAAGTCGATTCTTTTCAAACACTACTACACAGTCAAGTATGCCCGGTAGTCTGCTAATCTTGTTTTCGATATCAATGCACGATATATAGTTACCGTTGACTTTGATCAACTGCTCTTCTCTACCAACGTGAAAGTAAAAACCATCTGGATCCTTGTACATAAAGTCACCGGTATGGTACCAACCGTTGATAAACTTTGCTGCTGTTAGTTCTGGAGTATTGTAGTATCCCATTGCTGCATTAGGATGCTTAATCAACAACTGACCAATTTCGTTAACATCGCATTCATTACCGTCATCGCGGATAATCTGTAAGGTAGCTGCTGGACCAATGGATCCCAAACTACCAGGCTTGTTGTTGGTTAGACTACAAGATAAAACTGCCCAGGTGCGAATTTCGCCGCAGCCGTAACAGTCAAGCAAGTCTCGATTGAACTTTTCTTTAAACTGTACTATCGATGAGAATGGCAATGCTTCGCCAGTGGCGTATATAGTAGTTAGACATGATTCAAGTGGGCCTTCAAAATTTTTCATTAAGAACTTAACCACAGATGGTGTTATCATCAAGTGTGTAATTTGATGCTGTTTAATCAGCTTAGGAATATTTTTAATATCAAACGGTAAGCTCAATATAATACTTTTCATCCCAGTTGTTGCTAAACCCAACATACTAATGATAACGCCGAATGAAGTTGTAAATTTAAATGTCAAAGCTACTACGCTATCTTTTACCAAGCCATAAGGACTTGGATGACTAAAGGTTTCTTCTAAATGTTGATGTCGGTGTACAATCAGTTTAGGTAAGCCGGTTGTGCCACTTGTAGTAATCATAAAAATAGCATCAGTTTCTGTAAAGCTATATGGTTCTGCTAATTTTTCGCATTGCATATAATCCACATCTTCGGGTGATACACAGCGATTAAAGTCGGCAAACATAACACTACTAAAATCTAAGTTACCGATTACAAACTCAGATTTGCTGTTTCGAATTAACTTCTTCAAGAGTTTCGACAGTTGCTTTTGTATCAACGATAACTGCTACACACCCTAACAATATCAAAGCATGGAAGAATACAGGCCATTCTGGACAATCATCCAACACAAATAGTACATTCTGTTGCGGTTTGGCACCGGACTCTTTAAGGTACTGAGCTGCACGAAATGCTCGATCGTGCAACTGGCCGAATGTAATTTCTTTGTTGCCAAATACATAAGCTACACGATCGGGTTCTACTAACTGCCGCCCAAGTAATCTTGCTGTGATATTATTAGTTTGCATGCCTTCTCTGTTATTGTACTATCTGTTGCTGTGGATTGAGCTTTCGTAAGTAATACGCTGATACCAATGCTACAAGACTCATAAGCGCCATCAAGTAACCAATGTCATACAAGTTGTTGCGGTATTCTAAGATATACTGCGCTGCGATTGGCACCAGGCCGCCGCCAATTACAGTAGACAGATTATATACCATCCCACTACCTGTTTGCCGCACCTGTGCTGGGAAAATTTCTGGGAGAAAGCTTGGCGCTTGTG